AAGCATTGTATCATAAATATGCTTTAATATGATACCTTGTTTATAATAAAACTGTAAATCAAATTTAGCATTTTGTAATATCCAAGTTCCTTCGTAATTATTCATAAAATCTCGTAATTTTTCCGGAATTTTACCTAAATACGAAGAAATATCGAATACTACTTGAAAATCAGCATTACCTAATTGAACAGTTAATAATTTTTTGGTATGACAAGAGAGACCTTCAGTTTCTGTATCATTACCAATAACTGTTAATTTACTTAATTTTTCTAAAGCTTCTTCTAAACTTATTTGATTAAATAAATTATCGAAAGCATTAGTTTGAGTGCTTACAAGATAAATCATTTAAATCTCCAATCCCAAATATATATATCATTAAGAATGTTGTCAGTATTTTCCGCATTAAATCTTTTACGAAAAACTTTCGCAACTCCTTCTTGCAGATCTTCTAATATTGGATAACCATCTTCATCAACCTCCACTTCAATTTCAACTATTGCACTTATATCAGCAGTAGCTTCAACTACTACATTAGCATATTTAGTTAGAGGTTCATTATATGGAGCATTAGAGTCGTAAGCAGCACCTGGAGGATAATTACTCATAAGTATAACAAAAAGGGTCAATTACTTCCCAATCTGTAGCATTTATATCTTCTCCATCAAAGACATGATAGGTAGCAACTTGATCTTCAAGATCGTAAATAATAAACTGATCCTCATATTTTACGTCCCTATGATGTTGCTTTAATAGTATCTTCATATCATTAGGAAGAGACTTCATGTTCCATGTATCTTCACAATTGATATAAGCTGGGACTTGCATAAATATTACAAGATAATCTGCATAACATCGTCTGCGAGCTATTTTTCCTTGTCGTAATTCTTTTAATACTTCTTCAAATTTCATAATTACATCAATGTTTTAAGTTTATTACTAAATCTTTTTTTCAATTTAGCTAAAGCAGCTTCTTTCATCTGTCTTATCCTTTCTCCACCAACTCCATACATATCAGCTATTACTTTAGAATTAACTACAGGCATATTAATACCATATAACATACATATTAGGTCATGTTCTCTAATAGTTAATTGGGATAGTATTGCCTGTATTTCTTTTGTAATATATGTTTTATTAAGTTGATCATCAAGAGAAGGCTCATTATCAGGAATAATATCACATATTTGACTGTTTTCTTCATCTCCTCCAATAAAATCGTCTACTGACACTAATTTGTTAGAATACTGTGCTAGAAAATCAATTTGTTCTACTGGAATATCTGTTATTTCCGATATTTCAACAGAGTTTGGCATTCTATGATGCTCTTTAAGAAATTTGTCTATTGTTTCAGTAATAGTATTAACTATAAGCTGTTGGGACATAGGAAGTCTAATTTCTTTAGCCTGCCAATAAATTGAATTATATATAGATTGTCTTATCCACCATACAGCATATGATAGAAATGTTACTCCTCTATCTATATTAAATTTATCGATAGCTTTCATTAATCCCTCATTACCAGAGCTGATTAAATCCATTAAAGGAATTCCCCTACCCTGAAATTGTTTAGCAATAGTTACAACAAACCTCAAATTAGAATTGATTATTTTCTCTCTAGCTATATTATCTCCAGTTTGGGCCTTTTCTACTAATTCATTAATCTCAGAGCATTCTAATATTTTATATTTAGAAATATCTCTGAGATATGAAGTTAGCAAAGAATCAGACCTATCCGTATAGATAATTTTTTTATTCAATGGTTGACGCAGACATAGATTCTATTGGTTCATCTGTAACAGTATCTGCCACTTGCATAAATCCTGTTGTGGCTTCTTTAGGAGTATTCAATCCAATACGAATAGATAATACAGAAAGATATGCTTCCATTTGCTTTAATTGGGTAATAAGCAAATCTTTATTCAAAGCATCTAATACTTTTGATTTTTCCTCGTCTAGAAGAAAGTTACGACAATCGTTTACCCTCTGATACAATTCATCGAACTCCTTTAACATTCTTTCAAATACTTCTTGTTCCATGATTATTCAATATTTAATGTATATTTACTAATATAATCTCCACATTGGCTACATTGGCCTAGATCTTCATAATCTCCGGTAAGTTCTACCATATTACACCAAAAATCAATTAACACAGACTTATCAGTTTCATTATTAACTATTTCAAGTATTGCATTTTTAAGAACGTCTATCGGAAGGTTTCTAACATCAACATTGTTAATAAGGAGAGATGTCTGTAGACATCCCTCCGTATATTCATGCCTCATCCTCAATATTAGTTTCGCCTTTATCCAATGATTTACCCTCTGCATCTAGGAATCTAAAATTAGTACTAGGGGATACTTGATAAGGCTCCATTATTTCTTTATCTCTACTAAACATATAACCTTTAGATTGGTGTTTACTATCATCTAAATTACAAAGATTAGAAATTCTACCAATAGTTACATGCGTTAATCCATCAGCTTCTTTTAAAGTAGCACACTTTTTAATTAATTTTCCTTGTAGATCAAAGACGTTAACTCCTTTTTGTCTACTTGGAGCTGATCCTTTTTTCCAATTATTACAATATTCAAATATTTCTTTAGACCATTTTCTATCTAATTTAGATATGTTTGGGTATTTAGTATAAAAATAAGTAAATATCAATCTAGCACTTTTATCAGAAATACGATATTGATAAAAATTCTTATCCTTATTACGTTGATATAATTTAGATGTTTTCTTTTTTAATATTTCATCAAATCTACTTTTTACTAAATTAACAGTATTATAAGTTCCGACAATACTTATATATAAAGAATCTTGTGTACCTTCTTTCCTTTTAGAAAAACCTATAGTACCATCCCCATCAATTAATCCCATTATAAAACAATCTAAAAAAGAATCTTTTAAATTAGGTGGAGAATAAATTAATGATTTATTTGGAACTATATTAAAATTATACTCTAAATCATAACATATATTACTAGAAGTTATAGTAATGGAATTATTAACAAATCCGTCTTTTTCTCCTTCATATATATTATAATCAGCTTTTAAATCTTGTAAAAATTTTTCTAAAAAAGTTTTATCTTTTGTAGATAATCCTATAGTAAGTCTTGTTTTAGTTTGATCTACATTACCGTCTGCTGCGATAAATCCGGCATAATAACAATTTTCATTAGTTAGCTCTGAAAAATAATTATCATCTACTTCATAAGTTCTTTCTGTTCTATAAGTATAGTCAGCTTTTCCTATTTCATTTACTTTAATACCAAACTTATTTTTATAATAGGATAATTTCATATATTTTCCCGTTATTTTATAGCAAGCTTCTTTTTCAGGAATTTGCTCTTCTCTAGATAATTGCAAAATTTGTAATAATTGTTCTTCTGTCATAAATAAATAAAAGTTCAAATTTAAATTATATAATCTATTTTTATATATTCAATATTATACATTTAAATTTGAACTTCCAAATATTTTAAAACATTTCTAATTTAACGCATATAAATAAAATAAAGTTTTACTCTATTTCAATATCGGTGCTTTCATCTTTTTGAGACATGTTTAAAAAGTTAAAACACTTAAGCTTAAAGGCTTCAGATTTCATATTCTCAATCTTAATTACTACTCCTTCATGCGGTACTTTATTCGTGCATATCGGACTATTAAGTTCCATATAGAACTGTTTATCGTTTGCAAGTCGTTGTAAGAAGTTTTCATTCCAGTGTTCATCGATATTAATATCAGGATACAAATCCTTTGCATAACCATAATAGAACTCTCTTACAGGAGAAATACCCATTTGGAAACACCATTGCTGTACTTCACGAGCTGAGAACTCATGAACATGACCGTCAGGATCTGTTAATGTTATGCGATATATAGCAATACCAAAATGTTTCTTATGTTCATATTTCTCTCCTTCTTTAGGAGACATATAACCATAGTCATAATCTTTCTGAATATAACCACCATTAGGTAAGAAACCTATAATTTCGTAATAAAGAGTCATACCTTTTAGAAGATATGGTCTAAGTATATCATCAGCATATTTCCACACATCTACACCGTAGAAACCATCTCCTGCATTTCTATTGTAATAACGATTTTTAATTACAGTACGAGAAGAATATAAGTAATCATACTCAGGAGCAATTTTAGTATTTCCTCCGAAGAAATTAATAATCAATCTTTCATACCACTTACCAATAGTTTTACAAAGAACTCTTGCAGAAATACCTGATGTACCATGAACTTTCTCAGTAATTGAAATTAAATCATCAGGTTTAATTACATGAGGACATTTCTTAATAAGAGTTGTCGTGTAATGGAATCGGAATTGGTTTTCAATGATTTTGTCAATTCCCTTTGGTTGCTTGGCCGTCTTACCCATATTTCCTTGACCTGGCGTCCGTGTATTCTTAGGGATATATTTTTTGTTGATCCAAAATGTTTTACCTTCATGTTCTACAATATCAAATTCAGTACCTTCTTCACAAGTTAAATTCACATTAGTTACAGAGAGGACATAGTTCTCAAGCATTACTGCTGGAAGAATAAATCCTTCTGACAATTCACCACGAAGTCTAATAGCCTTTACACGACCATTATCTTCGAACATACCTGATTGTTCTGGGTCTGCATTAAGTTCTTTATGTCTATAAAGATTTGCATAACGTAAGAAATTAGGATTCAAACAACAAGCTGTTGGAAAATATACATACAAGCCTGGTTCTGAATCAATACCACAAAGAATATTAAAACCATCAACTATACAAGCCTTTAATCTTGTCACTTCTGGATCAGTATGAGGTTTAAAATTCTCAATTTTTACAATTTTAGCCAAATAATTTACATTGGCATTTTTTCCGATTGTTAATTTCATTTTTGTACAATTAAATTAAGTATTCCGTCTTTAGTAATGTTGGTCATAGAGTGTTTATATCCGTTACTTTTTAATTCTTCTACTATTTTAGCCACTTTATAAAAATCACTCATACTACAATCACTATACTCAAATCGTATTAAAGAATCTTCATATTTTTTAGAACTTATTTCTAAATAATAATTTAAATCTTTTATATCTTTATAAGTTTGTTTCATTAAAACGGTAATTTAGATTGTTTTGTTTTAATTAATTCACACATAAAATTTGCATAAACCTGAGCTTGGTTTTCGGAATATTCTTCACCTGCGAAGAATTGACAGCAATGAAAATATTCATGCCAAAAAGTGTTTAATTTTTGTTGTTCGGTTAATTCTACTATTCCGAAATCCTCAACGTTTATAGTCTCAGCAATACGAATAACGCCAGGAGCATCATAAAATGCTCCATAGCGATTTTCTGGTAGTTTTTCGTGCATTTCTACTTTAATAGTATGGCCTGCACATTCAAATTGTTCTGGTATCATTCTAAATCAAATCTGAAAACACGTAATTTTGGCTGAGTAGGAACACCTTCATCCGATAGATTGAAATAAGTACATTCAGCCATATGACCTTCATATTTCTCTTCAAAGTTTTCAACATATTCTGCTTTAACTTCTCTATCACCAACCGGCATAGCTTTAAATACTATACCATCTTCGGTTTCACAGATAAATGTCATATCCTCCGAACCTCGTAATCCTAACTCATAACCTGTAACTAAGAACTCAGAAGACTTATACTTCTTAATCTTAATCATATCATTAGTACGACCTCCTGGTTTATAAGGTTTTTCTGGATTACGAATAACTACACCTTCAAATCCTTCTGACACATATTGATCATGTAGCTTTTGCATTCCTTCCCATCCTGATAATACATGTACTTGTGTAAGTAATCTTATAGGTTCATCAACTTCGTCACACTCAATTCCTGTATACGAAGGGATTTCTCCTAGTTGTTCCTGTAAGAAATCCTGTCTGTCAATAGCACACATATCTGGGATATAACAATCATATATCCAATACTCAAGCCAATCACAATCATAAGCATTTTTCTCTAAGCGGGCAGCCCCACTAATTTGTTGTAGACTCTTAAATCGTTTAAATAATTCACCATCGAGAATTACATCTGGATGTTCTTCAAAGAATTTAAGTAAACGATTATCAGTTCTAATATGTTTTGTAGAATAATCATAGTGCTCTCCACCTCTAGATGCAGTATGGATTTCGCCGTCTTTGTAATAAAGAAGACATCTTACACCGTCAAGTTTTCTACTAGCTAACCATTCTTTCTCAAAGATCTTTGTATTTGTGACCTTCTCGCTTTGTTTAGCCAACATAGGTTTAATTACACCAAACTGATTAGTCTTTACTTCTCCGAATATTTCATTGAGTTCTTCTTCTGAATATTCATTAGGGTGTTTTTCTACTTCAACATAACCTTTATCTAAGAATTTCTTAACTTCAGAATTATATTGAAGAGTGTATTGCTCTTGCCAATTACGTTTTTGTTTAGTTTTATCTACGATAATAGCTGGAGAAAGAGTATTCTTCCCGCGTACTTGTCCATAGCTTCGTTGAATGATGTATCCATGTTCTGGTTCATGCCATTCTTCATCACACTCAACTACGGCATATCTAAATTTTCCAGTACTAGCTTTACCTAATAGATATTTAATCACGAAATGTCAGATTTAGTGTCACAAGCTTCTTCTACATAATAATCTAATTGATGTCTTTCTACTAGTTCCCACAAATCCTCTGGAGTGTTTACATAAAATTCATTATTGTTTTCGTCATAACAGGGAAGTATTTCATCAGTGAAAATACTTCTACGTTCCCAAAGGTACCAATCAATCCACTCTTTACCTTCTGAAGTAAAGTTAGAATCTTGCCAACAATTAAACATTTCCCAAGGAATTTCTCCAATAGGAAGTTCATAAATTTCAATTCCGAAATCATCCCAGCGATCTGTTTCAGCAGAAAAAGCTTCTGCTGCAGTCATCATTCTTACAAAAATTTCTTTATTCATATTACGGTATTTTTAAATAGTTTTTAACAGCAATTTCTTTTGGTAATTTTTTAATCTGCCTACTTAATTCTATGTCATCATCGAGTAAAGAACGTTTAGTAACTATAATAGATTCCTCTATAGAATATAAACGTTCTTTTAACTCTCTGTACATATAAATTAGTAAATATAGATTAGTTAGAGCCAGTATGCCCAAAGCCACCAAGACCACGTTCAGTAGAGTCTAATTCTTCCACTTCTTTCCACTCAATTTGTTCTACTTTAGCAAGAACACCTTGAGCAATACGATCTCCTTGATGAACTTCAAATAATTCAGTTCCTTGGTTCATAAGAATAACACCCCAACCATTTCTATAATCCAATTATGTTATCGCACGGCTTTTTATCCGTACTTCTATAGCTTCGTTTCACTATAGTTCAGCGTACCTTTTCACTTAAGTAGTGTCGGACACTCTTGGAGATATTATATTCTATGTGTAGTATAGGGGAGTCGAACCCCTGTGCTGATCAAGCATCTTCCACATAATAGCGGGACTACCCGTTAATGTAGTTTGCATACAACTATCTTTTACCACATATAGTTTCAATCTCTACGCGTTACGATGGTATAGATTCTTTAATTTCTATACTTATCTCGGGATTAGCATCGCAGCCTTCCCCGATATTGCCCGATTTAATGACGCCAATTTTTGATTTTTTAGTTTTATTATGTAATGAAGTATGTTCTGAATGTGTTAGAATCTGTAAATTTTCTAATCTATTATCTTGTTTATCCTCGTTTATATGATGTACAGCATAAATTTGTTTTAATACTTTCATACCATCAATAACTTCAAAATATTCTTCAGAAAATTTATCAGAATTTCTTTCAATAATCAATCTATGTTGTAAAACCCTTGTAGTTTGATTAGCTCGATCATGAGGGTATGGATGCCCAGGACAATATTCTAATATATAGCCGTAGTTAGATATTAAAACATCTCCTCCAAAGGAATCGTTTTTATCACCAATTAATCCAAACTGATGATTTTTCTCCCCTTGCATATACTCAGATTTTAGAATATTTGCACATTCTTTACTACAAGTAATACCATTTTTAACTCGTTTTAAACGAGAAGGTTTTAAATACATAGGTTTGTGACATACAGCACATTCACAATTAGGTTCTTTATTCCATTTTTGCCATTCTTCATAACATTTATAAGAACAAAAATCTTTAGGGAATTTTTTAGTATCTACAATATAATTTTCTTTTCCGCAAATAATACATTTAGTTTCCATATTTATAAATTTTAATTGTTTAACATATAAACAATTATATTTACATCCTGGAACAATTACAAATATTTCCGGGAACAATTTATATTATAGATCTAATAATTCCTTTTTATAAGTAAATTGGTCTAGCGTCAATAGTTCCTGGAGTGTTAAGAACTGTAATACCAGACTTTAACGCAAGACCACTACGAGGTCTAACTTGTACTTCATAACCTACAGGAATAGCTGTATATAATTCTGTTGGAATCAATGCACGACCTCCAGGAGCTATAACTATAGAATTTATAGTATTATTAGAATTTCTTTGAACAAAGGCGTTATACAAATGCTTCTCTGTAATATTCCAAAGATCTGCCTTTAAATCCATACCTGCAGATGCTGGAGTTTCATATATGGGTAACTCATTTGCTGATTTATTGATCACTTTTACTTCCATAAATAATAATATTTTTTAAACTTTTTGCTATATTATCTGCTGTACATTCTTTTTTCTCTGAATAAAAAGCAATTACAGGATTTTTATCATTATCTATTAAGATAGCAAATGGAGCCATTCTAGTGCCCCATTCATTCTTTATTGCAAAAGCTTTTTTGCGTTCTCTGAATAATTGTTCGTGATAAGCCTCCAATTCAATCATTGGAAAATCTCTTAACATATATCTAATTTCAGAGACTACTTTTTCGCTATTATCATCATACGCTATCTTTAAAATCATGTCTAAAACGATAAGTAATATTAATTAATTGATTATCTTGCACTTTATACATAATCTGATTAGTAGTCTCACTATCTAAACCTCCTAATTTAGGAATATAAGGTCCGATTTTTATGTAATCAAAATAACTTAAATTAAGTTCTTCAGGAATATATTGTCTTCCAGAATACCAAGCTATTTTTAAATTAGTTTGGTATCTTATAACGGCTGCTAAACCATTAATATCTCCAGGATTTGAATCTCCTCCCATAAAGCTAACACAGCTAATACCTTTATTAGAACTAACTAATCCCAGTAATTTATCAGGAGTTAAATATTCTCCAATATCCTCTGCCAAGTAAGGACTATGACAACCTTCACACGCATTTTTACAACCTGTGATGTTAATACATAATGTTATCTCATCAGGTATTTCACTAAAGGTCACTTCTGTATTCAAATACTTTAACATAACTTATTAATTTTTCTTGGATATTATCAGGTATTTCATACTGATTTATAAGAATGTTTATATATTCTAAATCTTTATCCTTTTTATATTTTATTGCCTCCTCCATAGTTTTGAAATTTTTATTTTCCTTCAATAACTTTCTACGAATTCGAACACAATAGGTATTATTTTTAGTAGTATATATACCTTTACCTAAAGTAGATAAAAAACTATTTATAGCTCCTGGTATAAGAATACAAGTGTCTGGAGAATATATTTTATTATTTCCAGAAAGACAATCTTTATCTAATTCTAAGGAAAAATCGTTATTACAGTTTTTTATATACCATTCATGAAAGAAAGAATATTTTTTAAATTCTTCTGATACTATTACACCTAATAATCCATAATATTTATATTCTGGGCAATTAGAATCATAGCATCTTTTTTCCATGTCTTTCCAAATAAAGTAAGTTTTTTTATCTACATCAGTAACATCGCATAAAAATCCATATTCGTCTGGTTTATCTGGATTTCCCACAGTCCCACCTTTAAAAGAATCTGTTCTAACATATAAAATACGATCGTATCCTTCAAAATGAGCTTCCCAATAATAACGATTTCTAATCTTTTTATTAGATTTTTTGTCAATAATCAAAAAATCTCCACATTTTTGCATAAATTTTTTTCCTGTATAATCCATAATTTTTAAAATTTAAATATATACAAGTATATGTCATTTTAATGACATATAAAAATTTTTTCTACAAAATGTGGAATTTTAATAAAAATCTTCATATTATTCATTCAACCATCCAAAAGTCTCCAAGTTTTATTAGTATCCAAAGAAATAATACCCATAATATCCCAATCCATATTGGTGATAATACCCACCACCAAGACCAGGCTATAACCCCCCCCCCACAATTTTAGAATAACGAATATATAATAATACTTCAAGAAATTTCATTTATTTCGTTAGTTTCAGTATCCAAAATAAAACATTGTCTTACATCAAGACAAGCAATCTTAGAAGTAATATAAGGATCGTTAGATAGTTGAGTATGTCCTACAATCTGTTTTTTAAACATTACAGGAAGTTCATTATTAACACTCTCACGAATATCCGCCCATACACAACTACCTACTTTATTCCAACCACCTCTAAAATAACTTAAATCTTCAAGAGTATTCCATCTTCCTTCAAGAAACTTCTTAAAGTCAAACAACTCTTTTAATGTAATTTCATACTTTTTTGTCCACTCAAGATAAACACCAGCATGGCTAAATAGATAGTTATCTATTTCATGAATAAGTTGGAATTTATCAATGTTATTCATAAATAGGTCATGCATTTCTTGTCTTTGCGCATAGTTAAGACGTGAACAATCCATAAATTCAGTCTTAATGTAATGCATATCATGATTACCTACTAACAATACAACTTTATCTGGATAGTCTTCTTTAAAAGCTAGAATTCCTTCTAACTCTGTTAAGGCATCCTCAAAAGTAATTCCCTCATAAGAGTAGGGATCAAGATAGTCCCCTAAGAAGACTACCTTATCCACCTCGTTAATTAATTCTTCAGCTTCATGCCAAAACTTTCTGCCATGTACATCAGGCACTATTAATATTTTACTCATATTTACTATAAGTTCTTTTAGCGGCTTCTATTTGTCTATCTCTACTAAATGAAGAAATAGGTCTTAGATAACCAATTATTCTAGTATACCAAGTTACGTCTTTACTACCACATTTTGGACAAGTATCAATCGGAGCCTTAACAATATGACCACAATCTTCACACTTACTATTCGGAATATTAAATGTAAAATAGTTAGTTCCTTCTTGAACAGCAAAGTCGATAAGTTTCAAATACTGTTCTTTAGATAAATGTTCTTCAAGATTACAGTGTAGAGCAGAACCCACATTCTCACATATTTCTATGTGTGCTGACTATATCTTAACTAGTATATAACTAGCGATACCCATTTCAAACTACGTATCAATAGTAGTCTTACTCTCCCGATTCGGAGATAGTCGATACAGGATTATAAATATCAATATCAATAACTTCTTTATTTAATAACCAAATTTTTTTAGTTTTAGAATAAATAGGTAAATGTTTGTAACTATTAGCTATTAATCCTCTAAAACTATCTTGGTTTTTGCTTTTATTTCCAAATTTTTCGTAAGTTTCTTTTAAACTATGATTTACATAATATTTACGAATATTTAAAACTTCCTCATCAGAATATAAAGCATTACCGTTTAATGCTCCGGGATTACTTTTTTGTTTAGAATGTAGAGATTTCATTTCGTCTGTGTATATTTCTGGCATTACACTTTTCCAGGTAGTACCTTCCCATATTTTTTGAAACGCAGAGAAAGATATTTTATCTTTATACATTTGCCAACATTCTTTACATCTAAGTTCTCCCATATGGTAGATTTCTCTAATTTGTACAACTTCATTCAAAGTTAATTGCGCTCTACCATTAGCGTCTAATTGGTTAGTTTGACCTCCTGCAGAAAGATTGTATCCTATTTCAGGATTTCTAGAATCGTATTGTTTAATATACATATCCTCAAGTTCTGCAAGTTTTTGTAAATCATTAGTCTCATCAATTTGTTCTATTTTAAAGTTCTCTATTCCGTATTTTCTCATAGAGCAATATAAATGTCTAGGATCACTTTTAACACAATGTCTATGATTATCCCAACGTTCCTTTAAAGAACATGTTGTAAGACCAATATAAATTTTGTTATT